TTCTGTCGTACCAGCCAATAGCATTGCCGTCGTTCTTAAGAGCTTGCATAGCTTCGGTAGCCATCAATGATGCTATCCTGTCGACGTTCTCAGGTGTGTACTCAAATGGTTCTGTACGGCCTGTAGCCTTCTGCCATTTGTTATTAAGGTAATCAACAGCCTCAACAAGTGTTCGTTTGCTTTCGGGCTTGTAGTCTCCCTCGCGCATCTGAGCTATATCGTCAGCCGATGGCATCTCGTTTAAGTTAGTAGCAGCCAGGTCGTTTGTATCAATGTTTAGTGGGTTTGGTGTCTGGCTTAAGACGGGTCCTGTAGCTGTTTCAGTCTGCATAAGCTCCTGGGCTTTTGTTGCGTCTTGTATTAAACTTACGCCCTTGTTTACCATTTCTTCAAACTGCCAAGAAGGGATTGAGGTTTCTACATAATCACCATCTTCCTCAATATCCTCAATCTTATCGTCAAACCTAATAGTTTCATTTGAACCGTATCTATCAGCGTGGTCTGAAAACCTAAGTTTAAATTCATCTAAAGTATCAACTACATCCCCGTCTTCGTCTAACTCTACAAAACTAACGTTTACATAACTAGATGGTGAAACATTTGATGTACTGGTGGATATTTCAACATCTTTTAGATTAAGACCAGTTAATTTTGACTCTACAGCATCTGCAAGTTCGTTACTTAAGTCTGGTGTTGTATCAAAAAGGTAGTTTTCTCCCTCAGATCTACCATAGATTAATGAAGTTTGTGGTCTCCTTGCAGCTTTTGGCTCGTTACCCTTAAATAATGCTTTTAAATCTTCACCAAACTGTTCTGCTTCAGCTTGTATTTCTTCGTCTGTCTGTACTGTAGGCTGCTCGGGAGCATTACGCTTTTGCTGTTTTACTATGCGATTAACGTACGGCTTAACGTACGTGTCGATGTTTTCTTGAGACACAACTCCGGAGTCTTCCAGGTCTTGGATCTCTTGTAGCGCCCTTGGCACTGGTGATGTTCCGAGGTTGTCGCGTAAGTAACTTAAAGATGTCAGAAGTCTTAACTCTTCGTCACCTTTGATGTCTGGGTTCTTTAGAACTCGGTCCTCAAGACTCTGACGAAATACTTTATTGTCCTCGATGCCTCGATTGTAGTTTTCGGGAGTTGTACGCTGGTTGCCAAACTCTGCGTCGGCTCGAGGTTGCGCTGGTCCTGTTGGGTCTACGTTTGGTTGTAAACTGTTGTTTGGCTCCCGTACTCGCTCGACGAGACCTGGGTTATTAGCGACACGCTCGTTAACCATGCGGATCAAAGGTGACAAATCTTTTACTTTGCCGCCTTGGGCAATTGACTTTCTGTAACTGGCAATGGCATCGAGAATGGCTGGGTTGTCAGCGGTAGCTTCAATGATACGCAATACTCGAGCGACACCACTACGATCAAGACCAGTAGCGTCCTCCATAATAGCTTGAGGACTGTCAGGGGTAGGCGCTGCATTTCTTTGCGTTAACTCCAGGTTCATTTGTCGTCGATTAAATCGAGCAGTTTCTGCGTCAGCTACTTCCTGATCTGCTCTCTGTTGTGCAGCTGCTTCTGCATCAGCCTGGGCTTGTATAAGAGAGTTACCTGATGGAGCGTCTAAGCCTGGTTTCTTTTCGTTTGACCTTACAAATCTGTCGACAGCGGCGGCTCTTCGACCAGTTACAAAATCAAATGTGCGACCACCAGCAACGATACCAGTTGTTGTAACAGGACCTAAAGTTAAACCAGCGCCTGTACCGATAATTACGTTTGCGGCTCGATTTGGGTCATAACTTCCATCTTTTATAAATGGGTTGAAGTAATCTGTGTATTGACTGATGCCGCCCTTCAATCCTTTGTTAAATAAATCCGTTACCTGGTTTGACATACGGAGTAAGTTGGCAATCTCTTGCTTCTCCTTTGAGTCAGGTAAAAGACGCATTACAGCATCGTACTGATCTTGGGTTACACGGTCTGACACCTTGTTATTAGCCGCTCGAAATGCCCCATCAGCTGGTGCAAAATCATCCAGTAATTGATCTAAAGATTTACGCTGCTTTGGAGACAACAGTGGTTTAATTGCTGCATCTTTTTTAAGTTCTCTGAGCCTATCAATGATACGCTTACGAGCAGCCTCTAATGCTTTTTTGCCGCCTTTTTCCGAAGCTACATTTGTGTCTCTAAGGTTGTACCCGTTGGTTGCAGAAATCTCTCTAAGCAAACGTGCGACGTCTGCTCCAGCTTGCTTTTCTGTGGCTGAGAGGTCGTTGTAGTCAGGTTGAATTTTACCATCGCTGGTAAATAGGCTGCGCCCCTTCATTATTGCAACCTCACCAGGAACTGTAGCTGTTTCTGCTACGGCCTCGAGGGCCATGTCTTTTGGAACTATTTTACCATCGAGAACATATGATTTTGCACCTTCACCCCCAGCGCCAGAAGCTGACTGAGCAAATGTCTGGCGTAGAATACCACCGCCAGCTTTCATGCCTAAGGCTTCAAAGAAACCTATAATGGCAGACGCTTCAATACCTCGGCTAAAAGCTTCACTTAAAATGTCGTCGTTCCTAAGTGCTTCCCCTATTTCCTCAGCGTTACTTAAGTCGATACCTTTTTCGCGCAAGAAGTCCACAAACTCACCACTAAATGTCTGAGGAGCACCAGAAAGGATCATTACACCAGCGCCAGCTACAGGGTTACCTGTGAGGATTGATGTACCGATACCAGCTGCAATACTAGGCGTGGATTCAGCTGCTATCTCACCTATAAACGCAAGAGCACCAAGTGGGTTCTTAAAAGAACTCTTAGCCCAATCTAAGACACCCTCAGCATCTTGAAAGTCCTGTGCTCCAGTTTGTGCCGTTGGAGACATAGGTAAGGCTTCGATTTCCTGTTGCTTTTTCTGTGCAGCTTCTAGTGCTTCGACCCCAGCTTGTTCTGTTTGATCAAAGTAACCACCAGGCTCTCTCATTTCTTCTTTACCAGCTTCTATACGCTGAAAGTCAGCAATAAGTCTGTCAGCTATTTCTGGTTTCAGACCATAATTAGAGACAATACGACGAAAGAACCTGTCTGGGTCTTGGTATTGCAAGTCTTGTAAATCGTTTTTAAGAATACTTTGTAAAGCATCTGGATGTTTTGTACCTACGTGAACACCAAGGCTTCTCTTAAGTGTCTCAAGTGCGTCGACGTCCATGCCTCGTAATGTATTGGCTGCTATAGTTGCCTTACCTAAATCAAAAGACTGACCTGTTCTTTTAAAACCACGTTTAAATCCTCGACCAACGCCTGTGCCTGGGGGATTGTAGTTTGGTTGGTTTGGCTGCGTACTTTTGTTACCCTCTATTTGTGATTGAAGGTATTCTATTGCTCCAGCTTGGTCTGGCCCCTGTACACGGTAGGTTTTACCGTCAGGTGCTTGGATGCTGAATATAGGCATTAGCCGCTCCTACTGATTAGGTTCTGGTTCTGTGCTAAGGATCTTGTAGGCACCGCTGTTACTCATAGTGTTCATCGTTGCGCCATTATTGACAGTGGTTCCGTTTGCCAAGTTGGTGTGCATTACTCTAAGAGCAGCAATGTAGTCATTAATCCAGTTTCTCCAGATCTCTTCTCCAGCTACCCAGGAAGGCTGATCTGACATAAAGATGTCCATTTCTCTTTCTGAGATTGCACCCTTTGTTTGAGCAATGTTGGCAAGCACTCGATCAACTTTAAGCGTTTCAATCTTTAGTCGAATGTTCTCACGCTTGTTATCAGTCATCTGATCCCATTTTCTTGCGAACATAGACTTCCAACCGACGACATCATTAAAGTCATCAAATCCTTGTAAAACATCCTGGGCGGTCTGTAGATTTACAAGTGCCTTTGCTGCACCTTCTACATCTGGCTCGTTATCTTTCGTCTGCTCTTGCTCCATCTTGCGCTGCAAGTCTAACCGACGTTGCTGCTCGAGGGCCTGTGCTTCCTGTATGGCATACTCGTCCATATCTCGAGCACGGTTGTAGTCCATCATCTGACCATACATGTCGCCCATCGCTGAGAACTGGGCCATAGGTCCCTGGTTAGACGCACCCATGCCAGCCATGCCCATTCGCATGAGACCTTCGCCGCCCATGTTTATTCTTTGGTTCTGTGGCATCTGGGGCATACGAACTGATCCTCGAGCGTTACCACTAAGTGCGGCTGGGGCTGGCATCTGTCCGTTAGCTAACACTGGCTGTCCCATGTCGTAACCTAGGTTAGGCACACCGCCCACCATGCGGTTGTTCATTAATGCTGGGTTCATCCTGTGTCCTCCTATACGACGCTAAATTGGCCTGGTTGGAAGCCAAACATTGGGTTGAATGCGGATGGGTTGCCCATGTTAACATTAGGGAAGTATTGGTTCATAAAGCCCATGCCAGCCATTGCACCTGTGCCGAAGCCCATCATCGGGCTGTTGTAGTTTGTCTGATAGTTGCCTGATCCTGGTGAGCCACCAGCTAGGAAGCTACCGTAGTCTTTTCCTAGGTTGTAGTCGTAGCCAGTTAAGTAATCGAATTGATTTCTGTCGGCATCCAGTTGTCCTTGGTCGAACCCTTGTTGATTAGACCCAGCGCCAAACGCCATGTTTCCACCAGCTGTCGCCAAGTTAGATCCTGTGGTGAACGCATTGCCCATTTGATTGTTTGCAGTGCCAGCATTTGTCAGGGCATTCATGCCTTGGGTAAACTCAGTGTTACTTTGGCTGAGACTTGCATCACGTAGGCTGTTGAAAACGTCAGTTTTGACATCAGCTAGTCGGTCGCCATATGCGCGGTTTGCTAGGGCATCAGCTACTCCAGCGCGGCTAGAGTTCACGTTGCCACTGCCCGATGCCATCTTGTTGATACCGGGTAGCGTTTGCTCGGTTAACGTGCGTTTGTCGTCTCGCATCATGGCGTCAACAATTGGGCTCATGTTGTTTGTAGCGTAATCTGTCGCGTTAGACATCATGTCTGGACGATCTGCCAGGTTTGTAAACTGGTTGTACAGGTCACTAGCGTTAGAACCAAAGCCAGACGTGGCATCCATTAGGTTCTGCCCAGTAGCCATGTTGCCTGCACCAAAGTTGTACATGGCGTTGTTAGCAGTGGTCTGCATGTCGTTAGGGCCAGCGTAGAAACCACCCTGGTATGGACCAGCTGCAAGCATGTCATTGTAGAAACCAGAGACGTTACCGAGGTTGTCCTGTATGTAAGGCATCGCTGCGTTGAGGTACTGGTTGTTTTGAGCGTTGGCTTTGTCGATAGCCTTCGCTTGCTTGTTTGCACCCATGTACCCAAGAGCGCCACCGATGAGTGGGGCTAACCATGCTACCATGTCGGGTCTCCAATCTTATGTGTATGTGTTTTTAGTTTAAACTTGAACCCAGGCTGTACCGTTGTAGACAACCAGGCCGCTGTAGCCGTTGCCCAGTGGGTTCCAAGGGCTGACTGCATATCGCACCATGCCCTTCTTAGGGCTTTCTGGTGGGTTGTCTTCAACTTGTATTGTACCTTCGATGACGCTTCTTACGGCGTTCTCGATGGCCTGTAGTTCTTGAGCTATGTATAGCTTGATGCTCTCCTCGAGGGACGGCACGGGCCGTCTGACGTATGCATTCACAGTGACGTCGGTAATCTCATTTGTTGCCATTGTCAGCGTCTCCCAGTGGCTAGGACATCGAAGTCAAAACCACTGATGGTAAAGTCTTTGACGTCTGTCGTCTCAACTTTGTAGCTTAGGTATCTACCTGAGGATCTAGAGTCGATCTTGTATTGGGTATCGCTGTTGAAGTTTACTGTTGTCTCGAATGTAGGCACTTCGTTAGGTAAGTCGGCGGCTCCCATAGAGACATCAAACACTTTGTTGGATGCCACAGTAGAGAACTGAGGGACCATCTTACGAATAGCTTTGTAGCCTGTCAGGGGCATCTGTGTCTCATCTAGGTCAATACCTACGCGCTCAAGCTTAATGCCTTTGGTAGCATATGTATTTAGAGCTTGGGATAACGCTGAGTTTTCGTTGATACCATCGAGGCCATAAAGCTTGGCATTTGTAAGTCCATCTGTAGATGCCGCTTGTCCTAACATCAAGATGTGTCTGTCGAAGCCAGCGTCTTGAGAAGCATATGTCCCACCAGCTGCATCGTAGGTTAAAGACGTAGAGTCATATGTAGCCACAGAGTTGACGTTGGCACTCGTCCCGGCAAAGACGTTAGGTAGATCCATGAAGGACCAGGTATTGCTTCTGTAGTTAAAGACAGCTGCTCTGTTGCACCCGTCACCATTGAGAAACTCTGCCATGTCGTCGGAACTCTTGTAGCAAAAGTAGATCTCTTCGCGTGATTGATCATACTGAACAAAGCACTTAGTAAAGGCGCTGGTGTCCATCCCTGAGTAAACGTAGTCCTTGATGCGCCCGTCGACGATAGATTGCCTGGAGACACCATCGGTGACGTAGATGTCTTTTTGGTCGAAGACGTAATGCTTGCCTTCTACCTCGACAACACAGTTTTGGTTAATGACACCTGAGTCACTGAAGAGCTTACGAAAGTTAAATATAAAGGTTCCCCCAACATACTCCATTAGCCAAACCTGGTCGCTAGAGTAGATCAAGAAGTTGGAACCTAAAGTGGCTCCGTCGATGATGGGAGTGTCCATCTGAGCCAGGTCGTTAAAGCCAGCTGACTTGGTGGTGTCTGAGGCATCCCAGCTATCGGGTGCATTGTTTGCCAGCGCTATGTTACTGAAGCGTACCCTAGTTGGAAAACTGGAGCCACCTTCGTCGGTATTTAGTGCTATCAAGAAGTCACCAAAGCTTCTGAGGGAGGCGCATGTAAAACCTGAGGGCCAGTTTACCAGGGAAGTAAAGTTAGACATAGCTGGTGTTCTGTAGATAGGAGCTAAGTCTGCTCTGTTTAGATACTGCACGTTCGCTAAAGACGTGGCTGTTACCTGGGCCGTGCTTGAAGAGGCGCTAGGGCTAAAATCTAGTGTCAGTGTGCCATTGGAAAACTCATGGATGTCGAAAGTGTTACTTATGACTACGACAGTATCATACCCGTTGGCGTTGTAGAGGCCATGAGTAAACACTGGGGACCATGCGTTGATATTATAGTAAGTCGAATAGCTTGATTGGTTGCTTGCCATATAAGGAATAAAGACATCCTCTATGTAAAGGACGTGGGCATCCAGTAGGTTAGCATTGCGCGATAATCCGTCAATCTTCCAATCTAGGTAGTATGCAATAGCTATGGAATCGGCGGCTGTAGCAACGTCGCCAGTGTCAGTTATGTCACCGAGGGGCCTGCCGTTAATCTGTGTTGTCTCAAAGAGTGCAACCTCAGCTGCACTGTTTGCGGCTGTCTGAAACAATGCATCAGCTATGAGCCACGTAGAGTTACCAGAGACAGCCCACTGAATACCGATGTTCGTAATGTCTCTAAAGCCTGGAGATCGACGCACGTTGCCCTGGTCGAAGCGCACGTTCTTAGCCCTGGTAAATGCACTGATGGGTAAGTTGAAGGGGTCGACATCGGTAATTACGCCTACGGAGCCTAAATCGCGGATCGGTAGGTTTGGCATAATTGATTACTTCTCATTCCTGTTGTCGATAACGACGGTTACAAAGATAAAGACGATTGCGGTAGCCATAAAGGCATACAGGATTATCTCAGACATGGGCATTTTACCTACGAGTAGAATACGTACCAGACGCTTAGATCTCCACTGCCATCCAACCGACACGTAATTGTTTGACCACCAGAGCAAGCCGCTACGTTTGAAAGATTCACATTTGTGTTATTGGTATTGTTTTGAATAACTGTTGTACTCCCAACTTGCACATAGAGATTTGCACCAAAGCCACCACTCCTCAGGTTTCCCCACACATGGATCTTTGTTGCACCACTAGGCACGGTTGCAGTCTGTGAGTTGTCATAACTTGTGCCGCTACTGTCATCTCTAAAGCCACCACCTTGTCCTGTTATAGGAGACATGCCTGTAGCAGTGGCTGTACCTATACCAGTGACGTGACCGTTGCCATCTAAAGTTATGTCTTGGATGAAGGTGCTGCCACTGTTGTTACTGCTAGAGGCGGCTCCACTAATGCTTGGGTGGGCTGTCAGTGCTCCTATGCCAGCTGCGGTGGGCGGCGAGTACGTAAAGACACCAGTACTGTTGTTGTAACTAATGCCACCATTAAAAGTAGCGACACCCTCGGAGCCTACTGACAGATCCGTCAAGGCAATACCGCCGCTACCCTGAGACACTGATGCGAAAGAGAAACTACCGCTACCGTTTGTCGTCAAGAACTGCCCACTGGAGCCATCTGATATACCTAGGTCTGTTAGATCCGTAGGAACACTGGAGATGTTGTTTAGCTGTGTGTGGGTTGCAGTGACTGCGCCTGTGAGGTTCGGGAAGGTCGCCTTGATGGTACTCTTGATGAGACGTAGGTGGTCGTCTGCTTGACCTAGGCCATCAGTGGACGCTGGGTTACTAGCGTTCAGACTGTCAATATAGGTTCCTGACTCTAGGGCCATAACGGGGTTCCTTACTTATGTGTGGGGGGACTGTGGTGGTGCTGGGGTTTCTGCTTCAAAGGGCCTAACAACAACAACAACAAGAACAACCTTTAACGGTCTTTTGAAATCTATTGATTGATTAGACTACCCGGGGGTCAAATGTCAGACATGGGACCCACTAAAGTCATTGATTCATTAGACATTGATTAGATTAGACTACTGGTATCCAATGATATCAATAGCTTACGTTGGAGCGGATATAGTATCTGATCTGCAATGGTATGATCTGATGGTGTATCGATGGTTAGACATTAGACATTGGGCGATAGTTGTTTGGCTAAGGTGTTTTTCTTTAAGTTACAAATCGGGACCTAAGTCACCACCTCGGTAACACTGTGGTTACACTGTGGTATCATCCACCTCTGTATCCTGGTGATCATGTGGACCGAGAGTATCCAAAGCA